CTGTCCGGGATGAGCGACCGGCAGGGAACGGTGCGTGCCCGGGAGGCTCAGATCGCGCTGCTGTCCAAGAAGGGCCTGTCCCAGGACCTGATCGGGCAACTGGTGGCGATGGGCCCGGACAGTCAGCTGGCCGGTGTCCTGTCCGGGGCGAACGCCGGGCAGATCAAGCAGCTGAACGCCATGGCCAAGTCGGGGGCGAAGCTGTCGACCAGCTACGGCCGCACCATGGCCGACAGCATGTACGACGCCGGGGACGCGGCGGCCAAGGGGTTCCTGACCGGGCTGCTCAAGCAAGAGGCCGAGATCGAGTCCGCGATGGCCAGGCTCGGCGCCGCCGCAGTGAAGGCGATCCGCTCCAAGAAGGGCATCGACGCACACAGCCCGTCCCGCAAGGGCGAGCAGGCGGGCGCCGACCTCGGGGCGGGTCTGGTCGCCGGGATGGCTGCGGCCGGTCCGGCGGTCGTCTCCGCCGCAGAACGGATGGCCTCCGACGCGGTGCCCGTCGGCGTCGTGCCGGTCACCTCCGGCGCGGCTGCCCGGGGTTCGGCCACGGGCCTGGACGGTCGGCCGCTGTACCTGGTCGTCGACGACGGCACGGTGCTGCGGGCCTACGTGTCCGACCGGGTCGATGACGCCCTGGACGACGTCCGCCGCACCAAGCGCGCCGGGAAGAAGGGATGATCCCATGCCGATGATCGTCGATCCGTCGGCGCCACCGATCACGCCGCCGGAGGTCGTCACCAGTCCCGAGGGCTGGCTGACGGCCGTCGTGGACGACGTGTGGGCGGGCGTCTACCTGGCGGTCGACTACACGGCCGGCGACACGCCCCTCGCCGAGGCCGCCGACGTCCGCAAGGTGCTCATCACCCGGCAAGACCCCGGCGCGGTTGGGCCGGTGCCGGTCCGCTCGGGCAATCTCGCCTGGGCGATCGAGGGGTCCGGGCAGGCCTACGACCACGAAGCCCCCCTCGGGGTCGCGGTCGCCTACACCGCCCGACCGCTATACGCGGACGGCACGTGGGGGCCGGAGACGTCGCTGGCGGTCGTCGTTCCCGCCCCCAGCCCGGGGCAGAGCAAGGACCTGTGGCTGAAGTCCCTGGAGTCCCCCGGCCTGTCCCTGCGGGTGATGTACGGGCAGGCGCAGGGCACCACCAGCGCCGCCCGGCAGGACACCGCCACACGCTCCGGCAGCCCGTACACGGCGGTCGCCTACGACACCGCCGGCGCCCCGGCGGAGAGTGTCCAGGTCGATGTCCTGGCCTCGCAGATCGAGCAGTTCCGGACGCTCATCCGGTCCGGTGTCCTGCTCGCGCAGGTGCGGCCCGGCTACCAGATCCCCGACCGGTTCTTCGTGCCGGCGGACGTGTCGGAGAAGCCGACCGGACGACTGGGATCGACCGGCGGCTACACGGTCACCTTCGACATCGTGCCCATCGAGCGGCCGGACACCGCCGACCAGCCGATGGCCACCCCCGAATGGTCCTACGACGCGCTGGCCGCCGCGTTCGCCAGCTACGACGCCGTGGAGGCCGCGTACACCTCGTATGCCGCACTCGCCGCGAACGGGGTGGTGGGCTGATGCTGCCCATCAGCCCGGCCGCGCTCGCCGCGCTCGGGCAGGCCACCCGCCGCCCGGTCCGCGCGCAGTGGTCCAACGACGGCGGCCGGACCTGGACGGACGCCCGCTTCGGCTCCGGCTCCGTCACTCCTGACCGGACCGCGGAGTGCCGCTACTCGGCGTCCGTGGAACTGCTGGCACCGCCCCGGGGCCGGTCCGGGATCAACAGCATCACCACCGAGATCCGGCTGTTCCAGGGGATCGGCGTGCCGCGCCGGGACGTGGAGTGGATCCCAGCGGGCTGGTACGTCATCGACCGGCTGAAGCAGACCCGGCTCGGGGTGTCCCTGGACCTGCTCGGGCGGGAGGACGTCATCCGTGGTGCCTCCCTGCCCACCGCCCGCACGGTCGGCCCCGACACCGCGAAGGAATGCGCGCGCGTGCTGGTGGGCGAGGCGCTGCCCGGGGCGCCGATCGCCTGGCGGTCGGGGGTGAAGGGGTCCACGGCGCTGCCCGCGTTCGTGGTGGACGAGGACCGGTGGGCGGCCCTGTCCGGCGGCACCGACACCTCGGGGGTATCCACCGGTATCGCGGCGTCCCTGGGCGCCGAGGTGTACGCGGACGCCACCGGCATCGTCACCTTCGCTCCGGTGCCCACCCTCGCCGACCCGGTCGTCTGGCAGATCCCCCGTCACTTCGCCACCGCCGAGCCGTCGGAGGAGGAGACCAACGAGGGGCTGGTGAACCTGTGGGTGGTCACCGGCGACTCCGGCTCGGGCAGCGCCACGGTGGGCCCGGCCTATGCCTGGGACGACGACCCCGCCTCCCTGACCTACGCCGGGCCCGACCCGGTGGCCGACCCGCTCGCCCCGCAGCGCCTCGGTTTGCACGGGGTACGGGTGCGCACCGGCCGCTACACGTCCCCGCTGGTCACCACCCAGGGCCAGGCCGACGACGTGGCGCAGGCGAAACTCGCCGACTCCCTCGGCGTGCAGGCGTCGCTGTCGTTCACCTCGGTCTGCAACCCGGCCCTGGAACCCGGCGATGTCGTCGAGGTCGAGGTGTCCGAGGGCCGGTGGGAACGGCACCTGATCGATTCCAGCCCGTACGCCCTGGGCGGCGTATCGATGGCCTGTCAGACCCGTACCAGCACCCGGAGGCTGTAGTGGGCATCCGTGACCAGCTCGGCAAGGACCTCGCAGGCCTGGAGACCGCCGCCGCGTCCGGCCTTCAGACCGTCTCGGCGGAAGTCACCGGCGTCACCGAAGAGGGAACGGTTCATCTGCGGATGATGGGCGCGGACCTGTACGACGTGCCGTGCACCGACGCCTACCGCAACCGCAAGGCCGGCGACGTCGTGGCCGTGCGCCGCGGCGCCGTCCCGGTGGTTCTGTGGCGCCTGGGTGCCGACCCGGCCGAGACCGAGCAGGCGGCCACCGAGCAGATCGCCGTGCAGGCCTCCCTCGACCTTCAGGTCGTGCGGGCCGCGACCTACGGCACCGGCGCCCCGGCCGGATCGGGCTGGCAGCAGGCCTCCGAGGTCCACGTCCGCAAGGTCGACGGACGCCTTGAGCTGTACTTCAAGGTCGCCTCCACAGCGGACCCTTCGCCCGGAACACCGGACGTCCCCGCGCCGAAGGCCGTCACCATCACCCCGACGGACTCCGGTTCGTGGCGCAACGGCCGGCCGGACGAGTACGCGTCGGCCCCGACCCAGGGCGACTGGACCGGCGGCGGCAACCGGCGCGGCGGCTGGTTCTACGGCTCCGCCATCCAGAACGCGTGCGCGGGCAAGACCGTGTCGAAGATGACGGTCAAGTTCACGCGCAGACGAGGCACCGGATCGAACGCCAGCCGCCCCCTGCACCTGTACCTGCACGACCACTCCTCGCCCCCGTCCGGCCAGTTGGACCTGGACGACGGCCCGGAGGAGCTGCTGAGCCTGGCTGTCGGGGCGACCGGGACGGCGACGCTTCCGGCGTCGTGGCGGTCCCAGCTGGCCTCGGGCGCGGCGAAGGGACTGGCGATCTACGCGTCCGGTTCCCGCGACTATCTGGCCGTCACCGGCGGCAAGATCACCATCACTTTCTCGGCGTAGGAGAGCTGTCTTGGCAACCATCGGATACGCCCAGATCCCCGTTCCCTCGGGGTCACAGGCACCGCAGATCGTCAGTGACCTCGCCGACATGGCCACCGCCCTCGATCCGCACCTGGTGCAGCACGTCACCGACCTGGCGAACCGCGACGCCACCCTGTCGGCCGCGCCGCAGCACACCCTCGCCATCGCCGCCGACGGCACCACGTGGATCAAGACCGACTCGGGGTCCAACACCTGGTCGACCGTGTGGGAGCCGCTGCCGGACTGGCAGAACGTCACCCTGGCCTCCGGCTACCAGACCTCCGGCGGATACACCCCGCAGGCCCGCCTCATCGGCAAGCAGGTGTTCCTGCGCGGACGTATCGAGCGCGTCGACGGCACGGTCATCGTCAACAACGGCGTGAAGATCGGCGCGGTCCCCACCTCGTGCATCCCGCAGGAGCAGGTGGGCACCTACGCCGCCACGTGCTCGCTGGCGGGCGATGTCGTCATCGGCGTGGGCAAGTTCGAGGTCCTGGAGGTCGGCACGTCCTCCACGCTCGGCGTCGCCGGTGACCTGACCTGGTGGTCGCAGGACGGGCCAACGGCCGGCGGTGTCCCGTGGATCGGCATCAACGGCTCCTACTGGACTGACTGAAAGGCGGGGCACCGAGCATGCCGCTCTACACCTTCGGCGGAACACCGGCCGACGTCCTCACCGACGCACAGGGCAACGTCGTCCCCGACTATCAGGTGCTGGTGTACCGGGCGGGCACCAGCGAGCTGGTCACCGCCCTGTTCGAGACGGACGGGACGACCGCCATCAGCGAGCTGCGCACCAACGCCGTCGGCAGCGCGACGCCGGGCGCCATCCGGGCCTTCAAGGCGGATGCCGTCACCGCGATCGAGTACGCGTACAACGGGCCCGGCGGCACCCCGGTCCGCTGGTACCAGGCCGCCCGTGAACTCGCGCAGGAAGCCGCCAGCGCGGCGGCCGACGCCCTGTCGAAGGAGGACGGCGGCACCGTGCAGGGCCCGACCGTGTTCGAGGCCGGGCTGAGCGTCGAGGACGGCCTGACCGTCACCGGCGGCGCCACGGTGGACGGCCTCGATGTCGAGGGCGACCTGAACGTGGACGGGACGTTCACGCCGGAGAACCTCCAGCTGTCCGGCATGCGGATCTACAACCCGCGCGTCTACGGGGCACTCGGCGACGGCACCGGAAACGATGCCCCGTTCATCAACCAGGCGCTGACCGCGGCGTACGCGGCGGGCGGCGGCTGGGTCATCGTCCCGTCCGGCGTCTACATGATCGGCGAGATCCTGCGGATCCGCCGCAACACCCGGCTGACCCTGATGCCGGGGGCCGAGTTCCGGCGGAACTACGCCGGGACGATGCTGCTGAACGGCGACTCCGACCAGACGTTCGGCGGGTACACCGGCCACGGGAACATCCTCATCGAGGGCGGCCTGTGGAACATGCGCGGCACCACCTCCGGGCTGACCGCCTCGGCAATGTGCATCTCCATCGGGCACGCCCGCGGGGTGAACATCAGCGACGTCGTGATCCAGGACGTCAGCGGCTACCACGCGATCGAACTGAACTCGACGAAGAACGCGACCGTCGAACGCTGCCGATTCCTCGGCTATGTCGACCCCGGCGGCAGGGACTTCAGCGAGGCCGTCCAGGTCGACCTGGCGAAAAGCTCGGGTGTGTTCGGAGGCTTCGGACCGTACGACAACACGGTCTGCGAAGACGTGACCATCCGGGACTGCTACGTCGGCGCCTCCGGCACCGCGGGCACGACCGCCTGGCCGCGCGGTGTCGGCTCGCACTCCGCGACCGTGGACGTCGCCCACCGCCGCATCAAGATCCTGGACAACACGTTCGAGGGCTGCCTTCAGTACGGCGTCGTCCCGTACGCGTACAACGACTCCGTCATCTCCCGCAACACGATGAAGAGTTGCGGGTCGGGCATCCGCTGCCGGTCGATCATCAGCGCGGACGCCGCCGACTCCACCAACACGTCCGGCGTGGTCACCAACGCCAGCCAGGTGATGGAGAACCTGGTGATCACGGACAACGACATCGTGGACTGCACCGGCGTCGACGACCCGATCTTGCTCTTCGGGGAGACGACCGGGCGGATCACCGGGGTCACGATCACGGGCAACACGATCGACGGCGCGGACGACGGCGAGAACGGGATCCGTCTCTACTACGTCTCCGACTACACCGTGACCGGCAACACCGTCCGCAACACCGGCGGCACCGGCATCAGCCAGGAACAGGTGATCGGCGGCGTCGTCGGCCCCAACCGGGTCTACGCCCCGGGCGGCTCCGGCATCTCGTGCGACACCGGCACCGGCATCACGATCGCCGTGAACCAGATCCGGGACGCCGGCGTGAACGGGGTCCACGTCATCGGCGGCTCCGACATCCAGGTGCAGGACAACTACGTCAAGGGCGCCAGCCGCGCGGCAGCCGGGTCGTGGGGCATCCGCTGCTCGACCTCCGCTGACGGCCTGCTGATCACCGGCAACAAGGTGAGGAAGTTCGGCAGCGGCAACGAGGTGGCCGCCGGGGTCGGCATCACCTCGACCTGTACGAACGTCCGCAGGCACAGCAACGACCTCGGCGACACTGGGCTGGACGACCAGTCCACCGGCGCCGAGCCCTCGCCGTTCGACGCGGCCGGCGTCCTCGATCTGCTGGCGCGCCCGTCCGGCCGGTACGAGACGAACAGCCGCCTGCGGTGCGGTACGACGTCCACGCCGACGTCGGGCAGCCTGTACCTGGTGCCGATCTGGCTTCCCAAGGGCGCCGTGATCTCGAACCTGTCGTTCGCCTCCGGGGGCACCGCCGCCGTGACCCCGACGAACTGGTGGTTCACACTGCACGACCGCAGCCGCGTCGCGCTCGCCCGCACCGCCGACCAGCTCACCGCCGCCTGGGCGGCCAACACGGTGAAGACGCTGGCGATCGCCCAGACCACCGCCGGGGCCGCCAGCTCGTACACGACGACGTATGGCGGGCTGCACTACCTCGGCGTCATGATCAAGGCGACCACAGTGTGCAACCTGGTCTCCGAGGGCTCCGTCGCCGACGTCCTCGCCTCCGTCAGCCCCGGATTCGGCGGCACCGATACAGGGCTGAGCACGCCGCCCACCGTGACGGCCGGAGCTTTCACGGCCGGGACGTTCGGGGCAGGCAGCGGCATCTTGGTGCACGGCTACACCACCTGACCCCACGTCTTGTTCCCCGCCGCCCCGAGCCACTCAGGCCGGGGCGTTCGCCATGCCTGGAGGACCCATGACCATCAAGCTCGTCACTCGCGCCCAGTGGGGGGCGCGGGCCTACCGAACCCCGAACGGCGCCACCCCGTACAGCGGCGCCCGCCGCGGCGTGAAGCTCCACTACCTCGGCACCGCCTACGCGGACCGGGTGCACGACCGGTGCGCCGCCTACATACGGCTGCTCCAGGACCAGCACATGGACGGCAACGGCTGGTCCGACATCGGCTACTCGTTCCTGGTGTGCACGCACGGCTACGTGTACGAGGGCCGCGGCCTGAAGCGCCGGAACAGCGCCAACGGCAACACCAGCCTGAACGAGCAGGACTACGCCGTCTGCCTGCTCGTCGGCTCCTCCGACCTCGTGAAGCCGACCGACGCGCAGCTGCACGGCGCCCGCGACGCCATCGACTACTGCCGCAAGGAAGGCCCGGCCGGCACATGGCTCGGCGGCCACCGCGACGGCTACGCCACATCGTGCCCCGGCGACGCGGTCTACGCCTGGGTCAAGCAGGGCGCCCCGCGCCCGGACAGCAGCGAGGGAGCAGACATGGACAAGGTCCAGATGCACGACGCCGTGTGGGAGCAGGACCGGGCGCCTGCCCCGTCGACCTCCCCGACCCTGGCGACGAACAAGACGTGGAAGCCGATCAGCTTCCTGCGGGAGATCTACGACGCGATCACCCACCTGTCCAAGGACGTCGCCGCACTGCGCGCCGAGGTCGCCGAACTGAAGAAGGGCAACTGACCCATGAGAATCGCCAGCATCGCCAAGTCCCTCATCGCCGGTCTCGCGGCCGGATCCGCAGCCGCGGTCACGGCCGTGCAGGACAACGTGGTCACCACCGGCGAGGGCGTCACCATCGTGCTCGCCGTCCTCGGCGCGTGGGGTATCACCTACGCGGTGCCCAACAAGCCCACCGCCCCGGACGCCTGATGTCGTGCCGCGCGGCCCGGCGGCTGCGTGAACTGCTGGGCCGCCGCGGCGCCTTCCTGCTGATCCTCGGCGTGGGGAAAGCCTGCTGGGGAATCGGCATGCTCGTCGACCCGCCGCCCACCCAGGGCTTGCAGCTGCTGACGAGCCTGTGCGACATCCGGCACTGGGCCTGGCTGTGGATCACGGCCGGACTGATCACAGGCTCGTCAGCGTTCCTCCGCATCGGCCGCGACCGTCTCGGCTTCGTCGTCGCCCTAATTCCCCCCACGGTGTGGGCGATCGCCTACACGGCCGCCGTCGTGAGCGGCCAGTTCTCTCGCGGCGCCTACGTCGCGATCTGGTACCTGACCTCGCACGTCGGGGTGATTCTGTGGGCGGCCACGGTGCCCGAGCATTCGGTCCCCCACGCGCCGAGAGCCGCCCGGAAAGGCGAGGCGCCGTGACGGTGTGGGCGGGATTGGTCGCAGCATTCGGGACAGTCGGCATGGTGGTGGCCGGCCTGTTTGCCGCGCGGGCCACGCGGCAGGCAGCGGCGGCAACGGCGGAGGCGAACCTGGCGGCGGCGACCGCGCAGGCCGAGCCGAACCAGCGGGCCGAGGACCGGGCCGCGTTCGAGGCCATCAAGAAGGAACTGAGGGAGGATCTGCGGGATACCCGCGACGAGGTGAAGTCTTTGCGCTCGCTGGTACGGGCGTTCGCCTCGTACGTCGGCGAGCTGACAACGCAGATGCGCGCGAACCGCATCGAGCCTCCCGCGCCGCCCGACCGGGTGGACGAGTACAACCGGACTGGAGTCTGACGACAGCGCCCCCTGCGCGGCCCATGCGGCCGTGCAGGGGGCGTTTCGTCATGCTCGGGGCTCAGTCGTCGAGGTCGATGGCGAAGTCCACCACGGTGGTGTCGCCGCGGCGCACGATCGGGTGAGCCACCTCGACAATGCGGCCCGTGTCAGCGATGTGCCGCCGGGTGTACCGCAGCACCGGCACGCCGGCGCCGATCCGTAGCGTCGCCGCCTCCAGCTCGGTCGGCATGCCTGCGGTGAACGACTCCGTAATCCTGGTGACACGGATACCGAGGCTCGCCATCTGCGCCCGGGTGCCGCCCGGCCACGGCTCGCTGATGGGGTCGGCGACTGGCGTCCCTTCGACGTCGGACCACCGCACGTAGGACGTGCTCATCTGGGTGGGCTGGTCGTTGTCGTAGAACACGAAGTGCCGGGCGAGGAGCCGCTCCCCCACCTCGCACTCGAAGAGCGCCGCCAACTCCGCGTCCGCCTGCACCTTCTCGAACCGCTTGTCGAGCCGGTACTCGGACCAGCCGATGCCCTGGTCGCGGGTGAAGGGCGTCGACTTGGCGCCGGGCTTGGACCGGTAGCGGTCGGCGGCCATGCGGTGGACGGGTGGCCGGGGGCGCACGCGGGTGCCGGCGCGGGCCCGGGTCTCGATGAGTCCCTCGTTGGCGAGAAGGCGAAGCGCGCTGCGGATGGTGGTGTCGGATACGCCGTACTCCCGGCAGAGGGCGGGGAGCGTGGGGATCTGGTCGCCGGGCCCGTACTCGCCGGAGGAGACGCGTCGCCGCAGGTCGGCGGCGATTCGCAGGTACTCAGGCTGTGCCACCGAGACACCCCCACTTCGAATGATCGAGTCAATCTGAGTACACATACTCTCCCGTCCCGCTTGACCCGCGCCAATCTCGGCGACAATCTGAGTACAGATAAGCACTACCTGTACTCAGATAGGCACCGATTCCGGGGGTCAGCTATGCCCGAGTCCGGCCATACGTGGCAAAAGGCATTCAAGGGCGTACCCGTTGAAGCGACCCACGTCCGCCTGTGGACGGCTGGCCGCGTCAAACATCCCGACGCCCCGCTGATCGCGAACGAACTCTTCGTATCGGTGCTCGGCTCGGGGGCCGACGTCGTCGAGATGACCCTGTCGACGGCAGGGCACCGGATCCGCATCACGGCGCGCGGGCCCGACCAGATCCCCCTGCTCTACAGCCACGGTCCCGGCTGGCTGATCGTCTCCGGTCTGACACACCAGTCCGGTCTGACGACCGACGAGTGCGGACTGTGGGCGCAGTTAGGGGAGCGGCGATGACCGAGCAGGAAGAGCCCCCGCGCCTGATCGCCTGGTGCAGCTGGCACAACGGGCTGAGCGACACCGCACGGCTCGTCCAGGTCGGCGGCCCGGGACGTCTGTTCGCCTGCGCCAAGTGCCGCCTGAAGCACAACCTCACGCCACTCGGAGACCAGCCATGAGCGAGCCTTCCCCCGACGTCGACAGCCTGTCGCCCGAGTGCGCGGTTGCCCGGCGACCCGAGTACGAGCAGCTGCACGGCAAGTGCCGTCGGACTGAGGACATTCCACTGCCCCACTCGAAGGGGGTGGTGCTCGTGCACCGCTGCCCCTGTTCCTGTCACTCCACGCGCCCCCGGAAGGTGAGGAAGCCGTGAGCAAGACCTGCGGACGCTGCCACCAGCCGATCAGCCCCGGACAGGGATACGACACGGTCATCCCCGACTCGGGCTCCACGGCGGCCCCCACCGTGTATCTCCATACAAAGCCCTGCAAGAGGACACCGCGGCAGACCTGGCCCACGCCGATACGCCGCTGAGCCCCTCGGCGCCGGCCGGTACCTCCGGCGCCCGAGGTGGCCGCCCCGTGCCGCAAAGGGGCGGCCTGGGTGAGCCCGCCGCTGCGACCCCCGAGGCGGCGGGCTCACCGAACGAGATCCGCGACCTGGACGTCCAGTGCGCGAGCGATGAGGTACAGGTGCGTGAACTTGATGCCGGTGAACCCCGACTCGATGCGCTGGATGGTCGACCGCCCCAGGTCCGCCCGCTCGGCGAGAGTCTCCTGGGACAGGTTGGCGTACTCCCGTGCCTGGCGGATGCGGTCGCCCTGCTGCTGGCAGGCACGGATCAGTTCAGGCAGGTCGTCGGGCACCCGTCCAAGCTGCGACGCAGACGATCACCTGTCAGCATCACTTCTGATGCATTGTGTGATCTTGTAGAGAGCGGGCAGACGCTGAAGACGCCCGCCGCCGGATAGCCGCGCGTTCCGGCAGCGGGATGAACCCGCCGATGGCGTTGGGGCCGAGAGGCCTCGGACAGGGCGCCGGAGGCGGGGCCGGGCGGTCACCTTTCGGGGTGACCGCCCGCGCTTCTTACACTCACCAGGCCGCACCATGCACCCAGGATTTCGGGCCAGCAGCGGGCCAGCAGGACGACACGAGACGGTACGAAAACGACCTCGCCCCCAGCTCTAAGTGCCTCTGAGCTGGGGGCGATTCGGTAGGCCCTGTGGGACTCGAACCCACAACCAATGGATTAAAAGTCTGCGGACTGCCCAAGGCGGCTCGTACCGGCTCGTATCACGTCGGCGCGTCCGTCGATGTCGACCCCAGGTCAGACTAGGTTCCGGCTCCAAAATTCTCGAGTCTTCACCGTGTCTCGTGCCGTCTCGTATCGCGCTCTTGCGTGGCCTTCGGGCCAGCACCGGGCCAGCAGGAAGGGCCCCTGACCCGCAGGTCAGAGGCCCTTTGTCCGTCCCTCGATTCTACGCCGAGGGCTCGTCGTTGTCAGTGCTGGCCCGTACGGTGATCCCGTCATCAACCGCGTCTGCTGGCTGCGACGTGCTGGCCCCCTGCTCCGGTACAGCGACCGGAGCAGGGGGCTCTTCGCGTGATCGGCGGGCGCGAGGAACCGCGGCGGCGGCCTTCTCCGTCAGCTCGTCCTCGTACTCCTCGAACAGCTCCATGTAGGTGTCCGAGGTGAGCTGAATGGTTCCGTGCCGCAGCTTCACCTTGGCGTCGTGGATGTCCCCGCCGCCTGCCTTCACCAGGGCTGCCGCTCCGTGCCTGAGGTCCCGGAGGTTGATGGGCGGTAGGCCGGCGCCGTCCGCGATCCTGCGGAACGCCTTGGACACGACGTCCGGATGGAGCCACGCCCCGTCTTCGGCGGCGAACATCTTCCCGGTGTCAGTCCAGTCGGCTACGTCCTCGCCGGCCGCGCGCTGCTCGGCGGCGTGTGCGTTCCACGCGTCGCGCTCCCGCAGCTGCTGCTCGCGGTGGGCCAGCAGGACCCGCACGGTCTCCGCGTCGACCTTCACGATGCCCACGGACCCGTCGGTCTTCGGGGCCGTCTCGATCGGCGTCCAGCCGTCCACCACGATTTCGGCGGACACTCGGATCTCCTTGCGCTCCGGCGAGAAGTCGCCCCATCCCTGGCCGACGCCCTCGCCGCGGCGCAGGCCGTGGTGGGCGATCAGGTGGAAGAACGCGTACAGCCGGTCGCCTTCGGCCGCGTCGAGGAACGCGCCGAGCTGGGCGGGCGTCCACACCATGACCGGGCCCGGCTTCTCTCCCGTCTCTTCCCAGCGGGCCACCCGCTCGGCCGTCCACAGCAGTCCCTTGGGCCGGGCGGCGGACGTCAGCTCGACGTGCTTCGCGGCGTTGAAGGTGATGAGCTGTGCGCCGATGGCCTTGTTCAGGGCCATGCGGAGGGTGCGGCGGATCGCCTGCTTCGTAGCCGGGCCGGTAATGCGACGGAAGGGCGGCATCTCGGCGAGCTTGGCCCGCTCGGCTGCCAGCTGCGCGCGCTCTTTCGCCTTCGGGGCGCCCGGCTTCCCGCGCTTGCAGCGGGCGACCTGCTCGTGGCGAGCGGCGTTCTCGGCCCGGATGAGGTCGTTGCGGTCGTCGATCGCGTTGAACATGTCCTGGCAGTGGCCGACGCTGAGACGGTCCAGGCGCAGGTGCCCGAGTGCGGGCTTCAGGTGGACGCGGATGTGGCTGTTGTAACCGTGGTTCGTGGTGGTGCGCGTGGCCTTGTTGGCCATGACGTGGTCGAGCCAGTCGCCAACCGTCATCTTGCCGTCGAGCGGGACTCCGACGCCGAGCCGTCGCTGCACCTCAGCGGTCTCGGGGATGTCCGCACGCCTCTTGTTGATGTCGGCGAGGAGATCACCGACGCGCTGCTGTTCGGCAGCGTCGTCACCGGCGAGCGCGAGGATGGCTTGCAGGCGGGACAGGTCGCCCTGGGCCTTCGTCACAGTCTCGTATCCGGTTCGCCGGAAAGTCCGGCGTGTTCCCTCGGCGCTGGGCGGCAGTTCCTGGCGGAGTGCTGGGGCGCCGTGGTTCTTCTTTGTGAGCTTCGGGCACTTGTTGCCCAGCAGTTTGCCGTCGGTACCGCGGCACTCGCAGCGTTTGTAGACACTCCCTGCGCGGCGGGCTGACGGCATCGGGTTACTCCCTTCGCGGAGGTTCGTCTCCATCATCGCCGACCCGCAACAGGCCGACGCTGACGAGGTGATCGAAGGATCTGTTCAAAGCCTGGAGGAGAAGGGGTGTCATCTCCCCAGGCCGTACCGGCAGCGCGATCCCGGCTGGTGTCTGGACGGCTACGACCACCTCATCGTCGGGGATCTCATCGGCGAACTGGAACCAGACCTTTTGGGCGGGGCGCTTCGGTGACTCCATGCATCTCCCCCATCTCCCGCATGCGCGTTCGATTTCTAGCGTGGACCTGCGCCTCTGTGGCTCAGAGGGTCCACGAATGATCGCACCACGGGCCCCGTATGGCTACACCCGGCTCGCCTTAGCTACCCAGAGTGATGCAATGGGGAATGAATGATCTATTCGATTTCACCCTCTCCAGGGGGAACCAGCGTGTCGATGAGTCGCAGTAGTCGCTCTCGCTGATCGGCCGGCAAGCTGTCCAGCTTGTGCACATAGGCCTTGGCCTCACTCGAACCGCTCGTCAGCGGATCGACGCCATGGAACTGACTGCCAGCCGCATCCTGAAGGACCGCTACGGGAAGCTCGCAGGCCGTCGCCAGCGCGCGCAGCTCCTCGAACACGGGCGGCGTAACGGGCTCCCCCTGCTCCAGCCTGTACACCCACCCGCGCGTCACCCTGGTTCCCGAAACCGGATCAATCGCCTTCTCGGCGAAGGCTTTCAGGCCAACGTTCATCTCCGCCCGTCGACGCCGGATCAGGTCAGCAAACTGCGTGCGCCGTTCAGGGCTGCTCACGCTCTCGCGTGGCTGGGAATCGTTCGGAGCCATGGGGGGCATGCTGCCACTCCTGCGGTCAGAGGGTTACGCGGGCTGTTCAGCGTCTTCGCTGCCCATTGAGGCATACGGGCAGGTCAGTCAGGTGGTTCATCTCACGCACTGAACAGATTGTTCAGCACGTTGGACGCTTACGCCAGGTTGCCCTAAGTCATTGACCGAATACGCTCGTGCGCCCCCTGGTGTCACACACGCTGGACAAAGTGTTCAGCCTGTGTGATGCTCCGTTCATCGCTGTCCTGCGAGTGGGACATTTTGTCCAGCGAGGTGAACGTGAGCGAATCTCCACCCACGATGTACGCGGTCGCGAGCGGCGACCGACTGAAGACGCTCATGGAGCGCACCGGTACTGGTGAGGCCATCACCAGCCGCGAACTGGCTGAGGCCGCAGGCGTCGCCCACGGAACGATCGGCGCCCTGATGTCCGGGAGCCAGCGCTCTGTCCCGGAGCCCAAGGCCAAGGCCATCGTCGCCGCCCTCGGCGTCGAACTGCTTGTCCTGTTCGTCGAGATGGAGCGCGCCGGCCGCACCTTCATTCCCGCTCAGGCGCAGGTGGCGTCATGACGACTGCCACGCCGCTCTCCCCCGAGCAGGTCCGCGATCTGCCCGCGATGCCCACCGTCCTTCAGGCGTTCGCCGCCCTGAACATCGGCGAGACGAACGGCTACGCCCTGGTCAAGAACGGCGAGTTCCCCATCGAGGTCGTGAAGTTCGGGCGGGCTTTCCGCGTCCGCAAGGCCGACCTTCTGAGGTTCCTCGGCCTCACCGAGACCGCTGCTGCCGAGGTCCAGTCGGCAGCAGCCACCAACGACGACGCCCCCGGGGTCCAGCCGGGGGCGCCTGTCGAGCAGCCCGCACCCACCAGCAAGTAGCGAACGGGGTCAGCTCCATGCAGAACCATCCCACAACCGCGTCACACACCCCGGCCGTCCGCCGGGCGCTCGCCGACATCGAGGCCGCCAAGCTCGTCGTCGACCACGCCGTCGGTGAGTGCCTCGACGCCATCGGTGACCTGATCAGAGTCTCGGGCGACCCCGATGCCGTCTTCGCCTGGGTCCTCGACACCCTCGGCCGCGAGCACCTGAAGCAGTTCGCCGCCCGGCACCGCATCACCGTGCACCAGTCGCGCGCCGTCGACGAGGAGCACCTCGACAAGACGGTGGTCATCCGGACGGCTGGCGGCGGGGCCATGGCCATCGTGCCTCCCGGGCAACCGCCGTCGACCACTCTCCTCCAGCTGCGCGAGGAGATCTCCGAGCGCGAATCCGACGCCCAGCGAGCCAGCGACTTCCAGGCATCCGTGGCGGCCGGCCACGTCGAGGACATGGACGCCTGGCACGCCCGCACCTCGAAGGCGTCCCGTTGACCAGTGCCGCCGTGCGGGCCCGGGACACCCCGGTCCGTACGGCCGCCCCCCAGCAGATCGACGGCCTGCTGATCGTCGACCTCGACAAGCGCCGCGCTCGCTACGAGTGCTACCGCCCGGGCTGCCCGCAGCACCGCGAGGGCCCGGCCTTCGGCGACGCCGTGCCCGAGTTCGTCCGCGCCATCAAGACCGAGCACCTCGCCCGGCACCACTACGGGGAGCACCGTTGACCGACTCACAGTCCGCCGACCTCCGGGCTTCCGCCCGCGAGCTGCACGACGCTGGCCTGTGCGTCCTCCCGATCAAGGCGGACGGGACAAAGAAGCCAGCCGTGTCCTGGCTTCAGTACAAGATCAACCGCAGTACCCCCGCTGAGCACGACGCCTGGTTCAGCGGCGACCGGCCCCGTGGCATCGCCGTGGTCTACGGCGGAGTGTCAGGGAACGTCGAGATGCTGGAGTTCGAGGGTCTCGCCGTTCGCGAAGGAGTCCTCGACGAGGTCACCGAAATCATGGAGGGCTCCGGCCTCGGTGATGTGTGGCAGAGCATCGCCACCGGATGGGCAAGCGAGTCTCCCTCCGGTGGCCTGCACTACCGGATCCGTGTCGAGGACGGAGTTGCTGGCAACACGAAGTTGGCCAGTCGTCTGGCTCGCGAGGACGAGTACACCGCGGAGGAGCGACAGCGCGTCGCGGAGAAACCCAACTCGAAGATCGTGCGAGTCCTCATCGAAACGCGCGGGGAGGGGGGATACGGGCTGGTCGAGCCGTCCTGTGGCCCGGTCCACGCGTCCGGACGGCCGTACGTTCGCCTGGCCGGCGGGCCGAGCAGTATCCCGACCCTCGACGCGGACACGCTTACGGCAGTGCACGCCGTCTGCCAGATGGTCGACGCGATGCCTCGCGAGGACAAGGCGAAGACCGCGCCGCGTCCGAAACGAGAGCTTCCCGAGGGCGGCGTCCGGCCAGGCGACGACTACGAGGCCCGCACCGATTGGCCGGAGATCATCGGTGACGAGTTCGATCCGATCTTCACGCGCGGTAGCACCACGTACTGGCGGCGCAAGGGGAAGAACCAGGGGATCTCGGCAACGACCGGACACGCCCAGGACCGAGACCGTCTGTACGTCTTCACCACGTCGACGACGTTCGAGTCGGAAACGCCGTACGACAAGTTCGCCGCGTACACCCACCTGACGCAGGGCGGCACCAACGCCGAGCACTTCAGGCGGGCTGCTGCCGAACTGCGCGGGCGCGGCTACGGCACCGAGTCCCCTCGCCGACGCCTGTCCTCTGTGCCCGGACAGCACTTCGCCGATGGCTCCTCGGCGCTCGACTCCGAGCACGCCCCGGACGCGCAAGAGGGGTTCGAGGGCGGCCCGCAACTGCGCTCCGTCCCCTCCCGCCCCGAGCTGGACATCACCAACGAAGCCGACGGGATCGACGGCGTCCTCCAGCTCATGAAGGACGGCCGCCTGCCCGACCTGTACACCCGATCAGGCGGCCCCTGCTGGGTCTACCGCGACGACAACGACGACCCGATCGTCCAGCAGCTCGGCGCCGACAACCTCCGGGCATACCTCGCCGACCACGTGTCCAGCTTCACCCTGAAGCGGAACCCGCTCACCGAGCAGCTGGAGGAAGAACGCGAGCTGCTCATGCCCAAGAGCTGCTCGACGATCCTCGGCCGGAAGACGTGGCCGCTCCCGATTCTGCGCGGCATCGTCACCTCACCCGTGATCCGGTCCGACGGGTCTCTGCTCGACTCGCTCGGATACGACCGCGCGACGGGCCTCTACCTGGAACCGCGCGTACCGCTGCGCCGCCTCGCTCCGCAGGTGACCCGGGGCAGCCTCGACCGGGCGAAGGCCATCGTCCTGGACCAGGTCCTGAAGGACTTCCCGTGGGTCGCTGCCAGCGATCGCGCGCACTTCCTCGGCGCCCTACTCACCCCGATCCTCCGCCCCTACTTCCACGGTGCGACTCCGATGTTCGTGCTCACCGCGACGGCTGCGGGGTCCGGAAAGAGCCTGCTCAAGGACATCTTCCGGCACTGCTACGGCATCGCTGACACGGCCTGGCCCGAGAACGACACCGAACTCAGGAAGTCGATCACCACGCAGCTGTACGGCACCGGACAGCCCGTCGTCGTCCTCGACAACCTGCCCAACGGCTACGTCATCAAGAGCCCGGTCCTGTCCGCGCTGCTGACCTCCGAGGTATGGGGCGACCGCGTCCTCGGCGCCACCTCGAAGGTGACGATGCCGAACGACCGGCTGTGGATCGTCACCGGCAACGCGCTGCGCACCGGCGGGGACAACGGCCGACGCGTGCTCTGGGTCCGCCTTGACCCCGACTGCCCCGACCCCGACCAGCGCGACAACTTCACCGTCGGCGACCTCCGCCCGTGGCTGCGCCACAACGCCTCGACTCTGGTCGCGGCCCTGGTGACGTTGGTGCGGGCCTGGGTCGCCGCGGGGGCGCCCCAAGTCCGCGTCCGTAAGGGCGACTACAGCCATTGGGCCAGCCTCATCGCCGGCCTACTCGACTTCATCGGGGTCGAAGGCTGGATGGCCGACCGCGCCGAGGCGCGCGACCAGGACGACGAACTCCAAGAGTGGGCGCTCTTCCTGGAGATGTGGCGGGAGACGTACGGCGGCGAGCCCTTGGCCACGGGGGCCCTCATCAAAGGCCTGCCCAGCCACGTGCCGCGCAAGGGCGATGAGCCGCCGAGTGCAAATCAGTTGGGCATCTGGCTCAAGGCCCGTCAGGGCCGCTACTTCGGCACCCACAAGGTCGTGATGGTCGTCGACAGCCACAGGAAGCAGAACCTGTGGCGCGTCGAGGTCCACGCCGACCGCGGCACTGGACGGCACGAGTCGTGACCGGCCGATCTGCGGGGAGTGCGGGGACTTCGCGGGGACCTGTGCGGGGACTCCGACAGACCTCCGCACAGGGCTCTACCTGCGAGGACGCGGGGAGGCGGGGACCTGCGGGGACCTGCCCCACTCCCCCGTACAGCGCACGTGACTCACATGCATCGCGCATCGCGCATTCCGCACGTCATCACGGATCAGTTCTGAAGCTCTCCGGCATCAAGGGATTCCCCAAGTCCCCGCAAGTCCCCGCGTCCCCGCAAAACCACTGATCAGCGCCACCCCGGGACCGGTCTGAAGTCCCCGCAGGACTCGCGCCATGTCCCCGCACTCCCCGCAAAAAGCCAGCAATCCGAAACGAGGTGACCCAATGACCAGCTCCTTCACCCCTCGCCCGTACCAGCTCGACGCCATCGAGGCGCTCCGCCAGGGCTGGGCCGCCGGCCGAAACCGCGTGGCCGTCGTCCTGCCCACCGGCGCCGGTAAGACCGTCGTCTTCTCCCACCTGGCCCACCAGATGCTCGACCAGCTCGACGGCCGCCGCGTCCTCGTCATCGCCCACCGCGAGGAGCTGATCGAGCAGGCCGCTTCCAAGCTGCTCGCCGTGGACCCGATGCTGCGGGTCGGCATCGTCAAGGCGGAGCGCGACCAGCACCACGACGCCGACGTGATCGTGGCCAGCGTCCAGACCCTGGCCGTGGCCCGGCGCCGGGAGGCCATCCGCGATATCGGTCTGATCATCGTGGACGAGTGCCACCACGCCGCCGCCCGCACCTACATGGAGGTGCTGGAGCACTTCGGCGCCTGGCGCGGGGTCCCGGTCGCCGGGTTCACCGCGACCATGACGCGCACGGATGGCGGGCTCGCCGAGGTCTGGCAGGACGTGGTGTTCCGCCTCGACATCCTCGACATGATCAGCGACGGCTACCTGTGCGACGTCCGCGGCAAGTCCATCACCGTCGACACCCTCGACCTGAACAAGGTGAAGACCAGGGGCGGCGACCTCGTCGAGGGCCAGCTGGGCAAGGCGCTGGAGGACTCGGGCGCGCTGGACGCGATCGCCAAGGCGTACGTCGACCACGCGGGCGACCGGGCCGGCGTTGTCTTCACCCCGACCGTGGCGACTGCGAAGCAGGCCGCCGCCGCGCTGGAAGCGGTCGGAATCAAGGCCGCCCCTGTGTGGGGCGACATGGGCCGCGACGAGCGCCGCGCCACCCTCGCCCGGTACACGGCGGGCGACGTGCAGGTGCTCACCAACTGCATGGTCCTCACCGAGGGGTTCGACGCCCCGCACACCAGCTGCATCGTGGTCGCCCGCCCGACCAAGTCGGCCGGCCTGTATGTGCAGATGGTCGGGCGCGGTCTCCGCCCGGCACCCGGCAAGCGCGACGCTCTGCTGCTCGACGTGATGGGCGCGGCGAGCCGCCACAAGCTCGCCTCGATGGTCGACCTGACCGAGCGGGAGATCGGCGAGGCCGAGGAAGGCAAGAGCCTGAAGCAGGTCGCCGAAGAGCACGTTGCCCACGAGAAGCGGCGCGCGCTCGCCGCCCGCGTCGAGGCCGAGGAGATCAACCTGTTCGGTTCGTCGGCGATCCGCTGGCTCCGCACTCCTGACGGGACCTGGTTCATCCGACTGACCGGTGCCATGTTCCTGTTCCTCGTCCGGGACCCCGGAACCCGGCTGTACCGGATGCGCCGGTGGACCCAGGCCACAGGCGTGCAGCCGCCGAAGGACGACACGGCCCGGCCGTTGCCGGAGGCGCTGGCGTGGCTGGAGCAGCAGGCCAAGGTGCTGGCGCCCGGCGCGTTCGTGGCGCGGGAGGCCCGGTGGCGGCGTGGCCAGCCCAGCGACAAGCAGCTCGGCTTGTGCCGGCGCCTCGGCATCAAGGTGCCGCGCGGCAGCACCTCGGGCGAGGTCGCTGACCTCATCGACCAGGACCGCGTGGGCCGCGTTCTCGGCCAGCTCATTCTTCCCGCCGCCGCATGAAGGCCGGGCCTGTTGCTACCAGGCCCAGCCCTCCACTCACCAAGGAGGAACACATGATCGTTGACCTGTTCTCCGGACCCCGCGGCTGGACCGAGGGGCTCAAGCCTCTCGGTCTCGCCGACGTCGGCCTGGAGCTGGACGCCGACACCGCCCGCACCTCCCATGCCGCCGGGCACCTGACGATCCAGTGCGACGTCACCCAGTACCCGACCGCACCGTTCGCCGGGCGGAAGACGAGGGTCATCGGCTCGCCGGTCTGCACGCCCTACTCGCAGGCTGGCAAGCAGAAGGGCGTCACCGACCTTCCGCACGTCCACCAGGCAGTGCACGACCTGGCGAACGGCCGCGATACCCGCGCCACGCTGGCGACCGCGTGCAAGGACAAGAAGTCGATCCTCGCCGCGGAGCCGATGCGCTGGCTGTACGACCTGCGCCCCGAGTGGGTGTGCCTGGAGCAGGTGCCGGGCGTGCTCCCGCTGTGGAAGCAGTACGCGGGCATCCTGAACGGCTGGGGCTACAGCACGTGGACCGGCGTCCTCAACGCCGCCGACTGGGGCCTGCCGCAGACCCGGCGCCGCGCCATCTTCATCGCCTCCCGCACCCGGTCGGTCTCGGCCCCGGCTCCCACTCACGGCGAGAACACTGACGTGGACCTGTTCGGAGAGGCCCGACTGCCCTGGGTGACCATGGCCGACGTCCTCGGCCTAGAGCCCGGCCAGTGGGTCAACACCCGCGGCGAGCGTAAGACGCCTGGTGGCAACGAGTGGATCTGTGACGAGCCCGCTCGGACCCTCACGGAGAAGTCCCGCTCGTGGTGGGTGCTCCGGCAGGGCAAGCGGTCGAACGCCACCACCCGCCGCCTGGACCAGCCCGCGGCCACGATCGTCGCCGGACACGCCCGACATGACTACCAGTGGGTCAAGGTCGACGGCCGCCGCGACGTGGAGAAGCGGCCCCTTCTGCTCGCCGAAGCGGCCGTACTGCAGGGGTTCCGGCCGGCCTACCCGTTCCAGGGCAGCGAGTCCAAGTGCTTCCTGCAGATCGCCAACGCGGTCCCGCCGGTGCTCGCCGCGCACGTCGTGTCGGCCGCCACCGGCATCCCGGTCGCCGCCCCCGCGCTCTCCCCCGCTGCGTAACGGTCCGGGCCTGTTGCTACCAGGCCCGGACCTCCACCCATCACACCACGGAGGAACCCATGAACGACCAGCCCACCCCCGCCACTGACCGCCTCGGCGCCCTCCGCACTGAGTACGCCAACACCGGCATGGTGACGTCCGACGGAGCGGTCTGGCTGATCTCGCAGGTCGTCGTACTGCGCGAGCACGTCGAGCAGCTGCGCGCCGACCTCGCCGAGGAGAAGGCCAGCCACGACCCGCGCCTGCGCTGCCTGCTCGTCAAGCCCCACCGCGACAAGGACATGTACGTCGGCTGGTCGAACGTGTGCGAGATGCCCGCCGGAGTGTGGTCCCGCCAGACCGCCATCGAGTACGGCTTTCCGGCCTCCCGCCTTGATCGCGCGGACAAGAACGGCAGCAGCGACCTGAGTTGCGGTGACGGCCACTGGGACGACAAGGGGTTCATCGCTGAGCAGCGCGGTTGGCTGCGCCGTGAACGTCTCGGGGACTACGCCGTGGAGTACCTGAACGGCGACCGGCAGGCTGCGTACGCGCTGCTGGAGCCGTTCGAGGACGAGACGGACGAGCCCGGCTTTGAGCTGGTCAGCGGGACACAGCCGTGCGGCCACGACGACTACCACGACGGCCACGAGTGGGCCGACCGACCGGGGGTGTGGTGCCCCGGCATCGGCTACGACAACAAGGGCGCCGAGCCCACCAAGGAGGCCTGACCAATGACCCGATTCGCCCGCATCCTCTGTTCCATCTACGGCGCCGCCGCTCTGTTCCTGGCGTACGCCACCGTTCAGCAGGCCCTCTACGGCGAGGTCTGGGCCGTCGCCGCCCTCGCCGCCTGTTCCCTCGTCCCGCTCATCGCCCTCGTACGCGAGACCGAGCACGCGGACACGCTCACCGTCGTCCGTACGGACACCGAGCGCGCGGCCCGGCTCCGCGACCGTACGGAGCAGCGCAGCCTCCGCGCTGCCGCCGACGCTCTCGGGCACGCCTGCTGCGAGCGCTGGTGGACCTCGTTCGGCACCGACCACGACCCCGCGTGCCGTCACCAGCAGAGGAGCCGCATCGCATGAGCAGGCCGAGGTACACCGCCGACACGATCACCGATGACGCCCTGGACGACCTGTACGAGAACGCCAACGAGGGCTGGAGGCGCGGCGACCGCTGGAAGGAGCGGGCGGAGAAGGCTGAGGCCGCCATCGAGCGGCTGACCCGCTGGTGCGACCAGCTCAACGAGGGCGCGCGGAAGTTGGCCAAAGAGCCCACCGCCATACACCCCGTGGCCGCCAACGTGCGTCACCTGATCGCTTCACCCGAGGAGAACAGCGCCCCGTGACCTGCGAACTGTGCGGCAACGCGGCCAGCGGCTACCTGTGCAACCGGCACAGGGAGCAGCTGGCCGCGCGTCTGGCCGAACTGCCCACCCTGTACGCCGAGGTCGGCGAGTGCCTCGTGCCCCGCCGATCCAGCTGGGGCGAGATCATCGCCACCAAGAGCGCGGCCGGCCCGCAGTCCCCCATCGACGAGGACGTCATCGACACGGTCAACTGGGGCCGCGCCACCGAGGTCATGCGATCGTGGCGCACCGACGTCCGCCGCATCCGGTGGCCCCACCGCGGGGCCGTACCCGCAGGCACCCTCGCCGACGACTGCCGATGGCTAGCCCGGGAACTCGACTGGATCACGTCCAGCTACCCGGCGGCCGGTGACCTCGCCCGCGAGGTCTGGACGCTGGAGACACAGGCCCGCTCGGTCGTCGGCGACCCGGCACCGCGCCGACAGCGGCTCGGCCTGTGCGTGGCCGTCACAGACGATCAGGGCACCGTGTGCGGGGCGGTCCTGTCCCGCCTGCCCGGCGAATCGGTGGCGTGCCGCTGGTGCGGGACGGCCTACCGGTCGGAGACGGATCTGCTGCTGCTCCGGCACTACCAGCCCGAGGAGGACGGCACTTCTACTCGGGGCGCTCGGGGCGCTGCGGAAGGTCGTCCGTCTCGTGTGTGAGCCAGCGAAGGAATGCGACTAGGTGTCCGTTCATGTCCGACCCGACCTCGGCGACCGCGCCTTTGGCCCGCTCGTACAGGTCGGGATCGGGGCGGAAAGTCTTCGCGGGGTTCCTGTGAACGGAGGGCATAGCCGAATCTTCGCACGGTGTATTGCCACCCGTCCATGGGCGTGCGTAGAGTGGTGGCTAGCCACCTAGACCAGCTAAAACTAAGCGGCCCTACCGAGGTGTGTCACCACCAAGGCAGGGCCTGACCGAACCCTTGAGCAAGCAAGGAGAACGGCTGCCATGGATCTTTCCATGCCCGCTGCCCCGAGCAGCACCATCCCTCGGGCTGTCGAGCCCAGCGACCTCACCGTCGCCATCCGCGTCGCGCAGAAGATGCTCGCCGCCTACAGCGACACCAGCACCTTCGGCGAGTTCGGCTACGCCCAGGCCCACGGTGCCCTCTCCGAATCGATCCGCATCCTGCTGCACGCCCTCGGCGCCGAGCCGGACACCAAAACCGTGCAGCCGGCCGTCACCGAGCTGCACCGGCTGTGCCGCGACGACTACGCGAGCAGCGCTGACCGCCGCGCCCAGGACCACAGGGACGACGCCCACCTGATCGAGGACGCGACCGAGGCCGTAGCCGCGACTATGGAGTTGAGCGCCCGCTGCCCGGCCGCGCACGGCGACGACCCCACCCCGTGCGACGGCCCGCCCGTCGTCACCGTCCTCGACGCCCAGAACGCGGGCGCGGACGGGTGCGAGCAGCACGGCGCCCGCCTCCTCGCCAGCCTCGACGGCGGACGCGTCTACGGCCTCCCCCACGCCGAGGCTGGCACCGCCATCCGTGTCTTCAAGGCCGCCCAGGGCATCCGCCCGTTCCCGTGGGTTGACGGCCCGCGTACTCAGCCCTCGCAGCTCAGCCACGCCGAGAACCGCCGCCCGGGTGATGACCAGTGAGCACCCGTCGCGAACTGTCCAAGGGCCAGACCGCCGTCCTCACTGCTGCGGCCGTCGTCATGCTGGGCGTCGGAGGCTTCGGCGCATGGGGTACGTACTCCAACGTGGAGGCGCAGTTCCACCGCGGGGCCACCGCGGCCGGTGTCGTCGCCGCCGGCGAGGGCCTCGCCCTGGTCCTCGCGCTCACCATGCTCGGCCTGACGATGCTCGGGCAGTCCGCCCCGGCCGCCGTACGGATCGGGCTGTGGCTCGCCCCGGCCGGCGCCTGCGTGACCGGCGTCCTGATCGCCACCAGCGTCCGCGAGGCCGTCGTGTACGCCATCACCCCGCTCGCCATGAGCGGGGCTGCCGAGGGTCTGGGCCTGATCGCCCGCCGGATCGTCGTCTACCGGACCGGCGTCGACGCCGAGGCGCAGCGCCGGAACGCAGACGCCGTGCAGCAGCTGGCGTACCACCAGGCCGTCGCCGCCCACCACCCCGACGAGGAAGTCCGCGAGGACGCACTCAGAGAGTCGTGGGCCATCGCGAAGAAGGTCGGGGTCGGTGACGCCCAGCTCGGCGCGGCCCTGGTCGACGTGCAGCGCGTGCGCATCACCGAGGGCGCGGACACCGCGCTCGGCGGAATGTACGGCAAGGCGCCGGCCATCGAGCCGCCCGCCCGGCCCCGTACGGCCTCCGCCACAGAGGTGCTGCGCGCACGCTTCGCAGAGATGGACCCCGCGGATGCGATCCGGTTGGCGGCGGATGCGCGACCTGATGCGCCCCCCGCCGAACTCGCCCACGTGCTCGGCGACTACGGGGTCGTCGTGGACGCCGTGGCGGTCGCCCTGGTCCTCGGCCACCGGCCCGCCGAGTACGAAGCGCATCAGGTGGATGCGCCCACGCATCAGCAGGTCAACGGGTCGGTACCGGCCCTCGAACCCCTCACGATGGAAGGCATCGTGATCGAGGCCGCATCCGCTCTCGGCACCGACGCATCAGCCCGCGAGATCGCAGAGCACATCGCCGAACACCGGCGCCTCGTCGTTGCCGAGCCCTACGTCCGGACCGCTCTCTCTCGGGCGGCGAAGAAGACCGTGGCGGAGCCCCCGGCCACGCCGATGGAAGGCGGATACGCATGATGCGCCTCATCTTCGGCGCCCTCCTCGGGCTCCTCGTCGTCTACCCCTCGCTGCTCTCCGGCGTCCTCGCCATGGCTGTCGCGCTTATGTCGCAGCCGGTCGTCCTCATGGTCGCCGCCGGGATCATCGCCTGGCCGCGCATCACCCGCCGCATCAGGGGGTGGGCCCGGTGAGCGACGCCCTCGACAAGGCCGAGCAGGCGGTCCGGGCTGCCGAGACCGACACCGCCGCCGTCCAGCTGGCCATGGCCGCGATGGAGCTGGCGAAGCTGGCCACGCAGCAGCAGGCCCAAGTACCGCAGCAGCAGTGCCAGCACGACCACAAGGCCCCCCGCAGCGCGGGCGAGTGGATGGGCATCGCGTGCGCGGTGTGTGTCGGCTCCATCGGCCTGGCGTTCGCCTCCCTCGCGCTGGCCATCCTCGGCGGCGTCGGAGCGATCGTCGTCCTCGTCCTGCGGGACATGTGGCGCGACATGCAGCGCAAGGGCCGCTGACCTGCCCTTCCGTCCCCCGCGGCACGTTCGCGGGGGTGCGGTGGGGCCGGACAGCCCGGCCCACAACCGAGGGAGACCCCGTGGCCGACGACATCAAGTTCAGCGACTTCACCACCGGCGAAAAGCTCCGCGTCGCCGCCCTCACCGCCCGGATGGCGAAGCGCGGCCTGGCCGGTGACGGCGTCGACCTGTCCGACCTGAAGCGCAAGGTCGAGCGGATCGAGAAGCAGGCGCTCCGCCGCAAGAGCAAGTAGCTCCACCCCGGGGACGGCCCACAACTGCCAAGCCGTGACCGTCCCCGGGCCCCGGACCGCCCAACAGAACGACCGGAGAGACCAGCATGACGGACACGACCCTGGAACGCGTCAACGGACACCACCAGCCGCAGGTGTCCCTCCTCAAACTCGCCCCCGCGCCCGCCCCGGCCCCCGAGACGGTTGTTGAGGACAAGCTGCGGCCCCGCCGCCGCGTCCGCATCGACCACCTGCGGCGCGTCGTCGTCGAGGCCCGCGAGCACGGCTCCTA